ACGAACATAAACAACCAATAAAAGGCACTACAATAGTCGAGAGTTGGATTGTCGAAAACACGAAAAAAGATAAAAGCGCACACTACGGTTTAAACGTACCTGAAGGCACTTGGATGATCAGTATGAAAATTGACGATGAAGAATTATACAACAAAGCCAAAGACGGCACTATACAGGGTTTCAGTATTGAAGGGTATTTCGCAGATAAATACGATATGACTAAAGAAGAAAGCTTTGAAGACTTTGAAAAGAAAATGCTTGTTGAAGAACTAAAAGAACTTTTACAAAAACAAGAATTAGAATCATACAACGACTATCCAGAAAGCGTAAGAAACAACGCAAAACGAGGCATAGAACTAAACAAAGCAGTAGGTAATAAATGTGCTACACAAGTAGGCAAAGTTCGTGCGCAGCAATTAGCTAATGGCGAACCTGTAAGCGAAAGCACGGTGAAAAGAATGTTTAGCTTTTTAAGTCGTGCAGAAACTTATTACGATGCTGGAGACAAAGAATCTTGCGGTTATATTTCGTATTTGTTATGGGGTGGCAAATCAGCAAAGACTTGGGCAGAATCTAAGCTAAAACAAATAGAGAGAGAGGAGTTGGCAAGTATGGTTGTTGATGACAATTTTGCAATCATAGATGACCGACTTGCCTATTCTTCTAAAGCTATGGCAGAAAAAGCAGCTAAAGACGTAGGCGTTGAGGGTATACACGAACACGAATACGAAGGTAAGACTTGGTATATGGTTGGCGAAACACACAATTTAGATCTTTACGGTAAATGCCCAAAGGGCTACGAAAAGAAGAACGGCAAGTGCGTTAAAAAAAAAAGTAAATACGCAGAAGTAGGGCCAAGAGGTGGTGTAAAGCGAAGCAAAAAAGCACCTAAAAGCGACACACCAAACCCCAAACCAAAGGGCAAAGGAAGTGCTAAAGGCGATGCTGGTACAAGTAGAGGTGCAGTTGTAAGCAAAGCAGACGAAGAAAGTTTACGAAAAAAGAGTAATGAATTTAACGAAAGATACAAGGATAAACTTGGCTACGGTGCAAATGTAGGCGCTTTAAAAAGTGTTTTTCAAAGGGGTTTAGGTGCGTATAATACAAGTCATTCACCAACCGTTAAAAGCGCAAAACAGTGGGCAATGGCAAGAGTAAACGCTTTTTTGTATTTACTAAAAAACGGAAGACCACAAAATGCAAAATACACAACTGATTATGATTTGCTTCCAGCTAAACACCCAAAAAGTTCTAAGAAATAAAAATAAATAAATAATAATACAATGAATATTAGAGAACAAATAGAAAAAGAAATTACTGACAAAGTAATGACAAAGTTAGCAAGTGAAAGAGTTAAACTTGGTTTAGTTGATGATTTAAAAAAATTAAATACTGAAGCGATTGAAACTGAAAAATTGTTAAGTAGTCAAAGTAGTGATTTATCTAAATTATTCCAAGAAGTAAGAAATATAGCTGATGAATTTAACGGTTTAAACGACCAAAGAAATAATGAAATAAAAAAAGGCAAAGCTATTTTTAAAGAATTAAATTCAAAATTAGATGCCATACAAAAACAAGCAAAAGATTTAGGTTTAGCACCTAAAGACATTCCAAACTTTAGTAAAAGTGTAACGGCAAATAATTCTTTAAGAGCAGCAACAAATGATATTCAAAAATATTCTAATATCAAAATTTAACATAAACACGAACTATGCGTAAAAAAAAGGTAAAAGAAACACAGGGTAAATCAAGCCCTAAAGGTGGCAAAAGAGGTTGCTTATGTAAAGACAACACATATAGTTCAAAGTGTTGTGATGGCACACTTAGAGCGCAAGGCATAGGCAAGATTTAAACCAAAAATGAAACAAACAATTTAATATAAAGTTATTATAGAAAGACTAATAAATAAAAAAATGAAAGATAATTCAATACTAAACAAAGTAAGAGAACTTCTTGGAATGGAAGTGAAACTTGAAACAAGAAAGTTGGACGATAGCACAACAACCGTAGAAGCAGAATCGTTTCAAAAAGGCGAACAAATTATGATCGTGACAGAAGACGAGCAAAAAATTGCACTACCTGTAGGTGAGTACAAAATGCAATCAGGCGAAATGTTAATCGTAAAAGAAGAAGGTATTATTGACGAAATAAAAGCCGAAGAAAAAGAAGAAGAAGAAGTGATTGAAGAAGACGCTAAAAAAGAAGAAGAAGAAATGTACGAAGAAGAAGTAGAAGCGTCTGAAGAAGTTAAGCCAGTTAAAAAGACTGTAGAATCAATCGTAAAAGAAACTTTCTTTAGTGAAATAGAAGCTTTGAAAAAAGAAAATGACGAACTAAAAGCAGAAATTGAATTACTTTCAAAAGTATCTACTAACGAAAACACGAACGAAGAAGTAGAAACTACAGAAGAAGAAAAAGAAGAAGTAGAATTAGCAGCAGAAGAAACAATAGAAGAACCAGCTGCAAAACCTATTACACACAATCCAGAGAACAAGAAAAAGACGAATCACATACAATATAGTGCAAACCGTCAAAAAACAACTTTAGATCGTGTAATGGAAAAATTAAGTAAATAAATTATTAATAAATAAAAAACAAAAACAATGGCAGTATCATTGACATCAACGTACGCTGGGGAGTTTGCTGGAAAATATATTTCTGCGGCTTTACTTTCGGGTAGTACATTAGAAAACGGACTGGTAACCGTATTACCAAACGTAAAGTACAAACAAGTACTTCAAACAGGTGCTTTAGGTGACATAGTTGCAAATGCAACGTGTGACTATAGCGCATCTGGCACATTAACTTTGGCTGAAAAAATTATTGAGCCAGAAGAATTCCAAGTAAATTATGACATTTGCAAAAAAGACCTTGTAAATTCTTGGGAAGCGGAGCAAATGGGCTTTTCTGCATTTGACAATTTGGCACCTTCACTATCTGATTTCGTTATCGGATATACTGCTGCTAAAGTAGCTGCAAAAATGGAAACTAACATTTGGAGTGGACAAACTGCAAACGCAGGTGAATTTGACGGCTTTTACTACTTAGCAACTGCTGGTGGTTCTGGTTGTGTTTCAGTATCAGGAACTACCATAGATGCCAGTTCAGTCATAACGGAGCTTGGAAAAGTAGTTGATGTTATCCCAAGCGCAGTTTACGGCAAGGAGGACTTATTTATTTATGTTGCTCCCAACGTAGCAAGAGCTTACATACGTGCACTCGGTGGTTTCTCATCTATTGGTGCCAACGGTGTTGATAACAAAGGAACTACTTGGTTCACAAATGGAAATCTCAGTTTTGACGGCATACCTGTAGTAGTTGCACAAGGTCTTCCAGCACACTCAATGATGGCAGCGCAAAAATCTAACTTATTCTTCGGAACTGGACTTCTTTCAGACCACAACGAAGTAAGAGTATTAGATATGGCAGAACTTGACGGTAGCCAAAACGTAAGAATCATTATGAGATTTACGGCAGCCGTACAAATGGGTATTAATTCAGACGTAGTTATCTACGCTTAATATTAACCAGAATTAAGGAAGGGTAGGTAAAAGTGCCTACCCTTTTTTATTCATAAAAACTTTTAACAAAATGAGTTGTGATATAACAAACGGTCGTGTAGAAGAGTGCAAAGATTCCGTAAGTGGGTTAAAAGCCATTTACTTTGCAAACTTCGATGATCTTGACACAGACAACATTACTTACGATGCAACAAACACAGATACACTTGATGCTTGGCAACCAGCTGCTATTTTATCTTTGTTTAAATACGAATTAAAATCTAACGAAAATTCGTTTACAACCGCTGTACAAACTTCAAGAGATAACGGTACTACATTCTTTGAGCAAACACTTGCTATTTCTTTAAAGAAACAAGACCAAGCTATGCACAAGAATATTAAGCTACTTGCTTACGGTAGACCAAGAATTATTGTTCGCACTATGACTGACCAATTCTTTCTTATGGGATTGGCACAAGGTTGTGATACAACCGCTGGAGAAATTTCTTCTGGTGCCGCACTTGGTGATTTTAACGGTTACAAGCTGACATTCGTAGCGAGTGAAGTTCTACCAGCTAACTTTATTGATGTTTCTACAGAAGCACAATTAAAGACTGCTTTTGCAACAGGTGCTGGTGAAGACGCAACAATCGTAAC